CGTTGGTCATGGCTATGTCGGTAAGGCATGCGAATATGGCTTTAATACTAAAAAGAATAAGATCCAGTTGATTGATCCATTTCTATATAATAATTCTGTTGACGATATGACTGATGTCGATGTGTCGTTTGTCTGTGTTCCCACACCGTTTGGTGATGATGGTCAGATAGATGCCTCCATTGTTGTTGATGTCACAAACAAACTTATTGAGAAAACTACTGGTCTGATTGTAATTAAGTCAACAGTTATCCCTAGTATTGTAAAAGAACTAAGCACTAAGAATAGCCGAGTGATTTACAATCCAGAATTTCTAACTGAGCGTAATGCTCTTGAAGATTTTGTAAACCCACCTATGCATATATTTGGTGGTGAAGGTAAGTCTGTAGACACCCTTGAGAATTTATATAATAAGTTCAGTCGTTGTAAGCCAGCCCCTGTATATAAGATGGCTGCACAAGATGCCGCTTTTGTAAAGTATGGCATTAATAGTTTTCTTGCCACTAAAGTTATGTGGTTCAATCAATATAAGGAGTTAATTGATAGTCATGGAGCCGATTACGATAATATTATTACTGCTGTTGGCACTGATCCCAGGATTAGTCACAGTCATACTCAGGTTCCTGGTCCTGATGGTCGCAGTGGTTTTGGTGGTGCTTGTTTCCCCAAAGACACAAATGCTTTATCTTCATTTGCTGGAGCAGATCACCTCTCTATTCTAAAGTTAGTTATTGCAGAGAACAATAGTGTGCGTTCTCAATATGAATTAGACGCCAGAGAAAAAGAGCAGAATGTTGTTTACATATCTTAATTGGTGTGTTATAATACAATATATAAGGAGAATTAAATGGCACATGTAATGATTACTGGTTGCGCTGGGTTTATTGGTTATCACCTAGCACAATCTCTACAAGATGACGGACACACGGTGTCTGGCTTTGATAACTTTAACCACTATTATGATGTTAGTCTAAAAAATGCTAGGGCAAACAATTTGCGTGAACGTAGTATTGAAGTATCATATGTTGATCTAAAAGACTTAACTGGTCTTACTGAATTTATGAAACGACATAAACCAGATATTGTAATGCATCTTGCAGCATATGCCGGTGTACGACACTCGTTAGAAGAACCACAAACATACATTGATAATAATGTGACTGGTACTCAAAATCTAATCGAAGCTTGTAACGCCGCTGGTGTTGATCAAGTTGTTTATGCTTCTACATCATGCACTATGGCTGGTAATGAACTACCATGGAAAGAAGACGAGAAATGTGGTTATCAATTAAACCCATATGGCTTTACTAAGTTTACTAACGAGTCACAGTTTATGTCTAGTTCAATTACCAAGACAGTTGGTCTTCGCTTCTTTACTGTTTATGGTCCATGGGGTCGCCCTGATATGGCACTATTTGACTTTACTAAAAATATTGTGGCTGGTGAGCCTATTCAACTATTTAACTATGGTGATATGATCCGTGACTTTACATATGTTGATGATATTGTACAAGGCATTAAGATTGTTCTTGAAGATACTCAAAAACGTAATGGTGACAAATATGATACTATCTTTAATATTGGTTATGGTGAACAAGTCAAGCTTGTTGATTTTGTAGATCATATCGAAACCAATCTTGGTCGTGAAGCTATCCGTGATCTAGTGCCTATGCACCCTGCAGATACACATGCCACTTGGTCTGATACTACTAAACTGCAAGCACTTGGTTATAAACCAACTACACCTATTGATGTTGGTGTAGAAAACTTTGTAAGTTGGTATAAGGAGTATTATAATGTCAACTAAGTCGGCAGCAGATCGTCTCATGGAAGGTGCTTGTGAATATCACGGCATCTCTATGAAAGAACTGCACCAACGGATTACTGTTGGTGGAGAAAATCTAATGCATCAATATTATTTGTGGGCATTCCCAGATGGCTGGTAAGAAAACTGGTATCACAGCATCTACATTTGATTTACTTCACGCAGGGCATGTTGCTATGCTCCGTGAGGCTAAATCTCAATGTGATTATCTAATCTGTTGTTTACAGATTGATCCTTCTGCAGATAGAAAAGAAAAGAATGCACCAATTCAAACTGTTGTTGAAAGATATACACAACTTGCAGCTGTTAGATATGTTGATGAGATTATTGTATATGCGTCTGAACAGGACTTACTAGATATATTGCAAATGTATCCAATTGATGTTCGCATCCTTGGTGACGAATATAAAGAAAAAGATTTTACTGGTAAAGATATATGTCGACAACTCGGCATTGATTTATACTTTAACAGCAGAAATCATCGGTTCTCAAGTACAGACTTGAGGACTCGCGTATGTGAAAATAAAGGAAAGAAATCTACATGAGTATAATGGACAAACTCAAGAAGAATAGTAAACTGAAAAACACTGAGGTGCTATCAGAATCAAGTTTCTTCAACAGTAAAGAAATGGTACCGACTTCGGTTCCCATGGTTAACGTAGCCTTATCTGGCTCAATGGATGGTGGCTTGGCTCCTGGTCTTACAGTATTAGCTGGACCATCCAAACACTTTAAGACATCATTTGCTTTACTTATGGCTGGTGCTTATCTTGAAGCACATAAAGATGCAGTAATGCTATTCTACGATTCAGAGTTTGGTTCACCTCAAGCATACTTCCAACAATTTGGTATTGATACCTCACGTGTACTGCATACACCTATTACCAATGTAGAAGAATTAAAGTTTGATCTTATCTCTCAACTTGAAGGTATTAATAAGAAAGATAAAGTAATTGTTGTTATAGATTCAATTGGCAACCTAGCATCTAAGAAAGAAATGGATGATGCTATTAATGAGAAGTCTGTTGCAGATATGTCTCGTGCTAAACAGCTAAAGAGTTTGTTCCGTATGTGTACACCATATCTGGCTATGAAAGATATTTCTATGCTTGCTGTTAACCACATCTACCTAGAGCAAGGCTTATTCCCTAAAGCTATTGTATCTGGTGGTACTGGCATCTATTACTCAGCTAATGATATTTGGATTATTGGTCGCCGTCAGAATAAGACTGGCACAGAGGTTACTGGTTATGACTTTGTTATTAATGTTGAGAAGTCTCGGTCTGTTAAAGAGAAATCAAAAATCCCTATCTCAGTATCGTGGGAAGGTGGCGTAGAACAATATTCTGGTTTGTTAGAAGTTGCTCTTGCTGGTGGCTTTGCTCAGAAACCAAGTAATGGTTGGTATGAAGGTGTTAATCCAGCAACTGGTGAAATTCTTACTAAGAAATCACGTATGGCAGATACACTTCAACCAGAGTTTTGGTCACGTATTTTAGGCGAGACAACCTTTAAAGAGTTTGTCAAACATCAATTTACTATTGGATACAAAGCGGAGGTAGAATTAGATGTTGAGTGAGAATACAGATTTTGAATTAATCCCAGGAGATGATGATGCTTGGGCAGTCCGTATTCTTAAAGGCGAGTTTATTGAAACTTGTATTGCATTTGGAGAAATTAAAGTTGATGGCACAGATAAAGATCCTCTGATGTCATTTAACTTTGGTGTAATTGAAAGCCCTGACGAAGACCTTGATAGTTCAAATAATGCTTTACAAACTCTCGCTGGTGATATATTATACTCAATAATGCTTAACGCTATAGAAAAAGATGAACTAATCACAAGGGAAAGTAAATGAATATTGAACAGGTTATCCTTCGCAATCTTTTGGTTGATGAAAAGTATATGCGTAAAGTATTGCCTTTTGTTCAACCAGAATACTTTGAAGGTGTCTACAAAAATCTATTTAAACAGGTTGGTAAGTTTGTTGCAAAGTATAACAAACTGCCAACTCTGGAATCTTTTAAGATTGAACTAGATGAAGCAGATGGTTTCTCAGATGAGCACTACAGACATGCAGTAGAAATTCTACCAGAAATTTTCAAAGAAGAAGAAATTGACCAAGAATGGTTAGTTGATAAGACTGAGAAGTGGTGCCAAGATAGGGCTGTACATAATGCAATTATGGAATCCATTACAATTATTGATGGTAAACACCCATCTTTATCAAAGAACGCCCTACCTGACTTGCTCACAAAGGCTCTGGGTGTCACCTTCGATACACAAATCGGTCATGACTATATTGAAGATTTCCAAAAACGGTTTGACTTCTATCATACAGAAGAAGAAAAAGTGCCATTTGATCTGGAAATGTTTAATAAGATTACCAAGGGTGGCTTGCCTAACAAGTCTCTTAATATTGCACTAGCTGGTACTGGTGTTGGTAAGTCTTTGTTTATGTGTCACATGGCAGCTGCAGCTATGGAGATAGGCAAGAATGTATTGTATATCACTATGGAGATGTCAGAAGAAAAGATTGCCGAACGTATAGATGCAAATATTCTTAACATACCAATTGATCAACTTGATACTTTATCTCAATCAATGTATGCTGAAAAGATTGCCAAGGTTAAAAAGTCTACCAATGGTAAACTAATCGTAAAAGAATATCCAACTGGTTCAGCTAATGCATCACACTTCAGGGCACTACTCAATGAACTTAAACTAAAGAAAAAGTTTGTACCACAGATGATCTTTATTGATTATCTAAATATCTGTTCTAGTGCCAGAATGAAAGCCATGGGAGGATCAATTAATTCTTATACATATATTAAAGCCATTGCAGAAGAAATGCGTGGGCTTGCAGTCGAGTTCAACGTACCGATTGTCTCTGCAACACAGACGACGAGGTCTGGTTTTGGTAACTCAGATGTTGGGCTTGAAGACACGAGTGAGTCTTTTGGATTACCCGCTACAGCAGACTTAATGTTTGCACTTATATCAACAGAAGAACTAGAACAGCAAGGGCAACTATTAGTTAAACAATTAAAGAATAGATATAATGATCCAACTTCTAATAAGAGATTTGTTGTTGGTATTGATAGAGCAAAGATGCGCTTGGTAGATGTAGATAATTCAACCGAGGGTCTTGTACAAGATGTGCCAGTGTTTGACAACTCTAAAGCACAAGACAAATTTAACAACTTTAAAATGGATTAATAAATGCAAGTAAAAATTGTAGGCTACACTCAACCACCTGAAGGCGCTTTTATTGGATTAGATAATGTACAAGACATTATTGCATATTGTGCAAGAGTATCTAACCCTAGTAATCAAATTAATCAAGAGACTGCACCTAAATTACTTGCTTATCTTTCTAAACATAAACACTGGTCTCCCTTTGAAATGGCATCTGCTACCTTAGAAGTAGAAACGACACGTGATATTGCACGTCAGCTATTACGACATCGTTCTTTCTCTTTCCAAGAGTTTTCTCAAAGATATGCAGATCCAAGGGATATGGAAAATACATTTGTATTGCGTGAAGCCCGTCTGCAAGATCCTAAGAATCGTCAGAATAGTGTTGATGTAGATGATCGTGAACTAGAAACTCTGTGGCAGATTAAACAACAGATGGTTATTAATGCATCTAAGGAAGCATATGCTTGGGCTATTGATAATGGTATTGCTAAAGAGCAAGCCAGAGCAGTCTTGCCAGAGGGTAATACAATTAGCCGTTTATATGTTAACGGAACTATTCGTAGCTGGATCCATTATGCTGAACTAAGATCATCTAATGGTACTCAAAAAGAACACATGGAATTGGCTATTGCCATTGCCGAAGCTATCTCTAAAATTTATCAACCAATAAAGGAGTATGTTTAATGGGTCGTAAACTAAGCACTTGGGAAGCACCACCAGGCAGAGGTCATTGTGAAGTGCATTTTGATTATAAAGAAGAATATGCATATATCAAATACTTTGATGCAAATGGTAAGCAATTCTTTATTGAAGAGTTCCCTAATAAGGCTATTGGTTATGTCGAAGATGCTGCAGAGAATTGGACCCTTGGTATTAAGAAACTAACCAATATGTAGTAAATATGTAACACTATTAGTTATTTTATAAAAAAATTAAAAAAAGTTAAAAAAACACTTTACATCTGTATTTGGATATGGTATAAGAGTTATAGAAACAATAATTAAGGATTATAAAATGACAAATGTATATACAGTTTACGGAAATGATGACGGCGTAATAGGTGTTTACGGTAGCTGGAAAAAAGCTACTGTTGCTGCAATGGATTACTGTGGTGATAATGCAGTTGAAGATCGTACTGATTACTCAATGGGTGATGACAAAGATCGCCGTTGGGATACTAGGTTCTTTGACGGTGATTCATCAGGTGCTAGTATATCTCGTTGGTTTGTAGAATAAGGTTATGAAAAATATGCTATCAACATCTATGAGTGTATTGTGCTTATTTGGCATTGTGTCTTGCTATAGTGTTCTTAATCATGAACAAACTACAGAAGCACAATGCATGGCATTAAATATATACCATGAAGCCAGAGGAGAAAGTATTGAAGGGCAATATGCAATTGCTCACGTTACTTTAAACCGAGTTGCTTCAACTAGATGGCCTGATAGCATATGTGATGTTGTATATCAACCTTACCAATTCAGCTGGACGCATCAGATCCGAGATCAGAAACCTAGAGGTAATGCTTGGGCAGTTGCTAAACAAGCGGCAGCTCTTGTTCTATCTGGTGAACATAAAGATAATACTGGTGGAGCCGACCACTACCATGCAGACTATGTTAATCCTTACTGGTCTAAAGACATGGATTTGACTACTACTATCGGCACACATTTATTCTATAAGGCAAGATAATGAAAGATATTGATTATAAATTTAATGAAGGTAATCTAATTGCCGAGTTTAAGAAATACATTGATTCGACATATGGTGGGCACTATGCTCAAAATAAGTTTCAATCAACAGAAGTGATTATCGAAAGAGGTCACGGAACTGGTTTCTGCATGGGTAATGTAGATAAGTATTCAAACAGATATGGTCGTAAGGGCACTAAAGCAGATGCTCGTAAAGACCTTATGAAAGTGTTGCATTATGCTCTCATACAGTTACATATCCATGATAACGATTTGTAACATATATGTAACACTTTTGGAGAAACTTTCTCCATAAACTAATTTAGACTGATCTTTGGTCTAAATAAAATGTAAACGATGAAGCAACGTGAACACATACTGGACTGGGGGGCAGTACCCCACAGCTCCACCAAAATCACTTAGGAGATTACAATGATTAAATGGATTATTAATTCGTATAACAATTGGATGGCTAAGAAAGAAGCAGAGGTACCAAAATACCTAGCTGGTACTGGTGAGTGATTTTGATGGGGCTGAACTAGGATCGACAGGTGTCGTAGTGAAGTGGAGTTTACCGGATGATCGCGTATAGATCAACTAAACTAAATGCAAATGAAAATTTCGCACCATCTGGTTACGCCCTAGCGGCATAACACAGGGAGCTGGCCACTTGCTTAGCAACAGAAAAGTGGCATTAACTATTCATCAATATAAGGAAATTAAGATGAAAATTGCACTAACAGCAGCAGCCCTAGTATTGGCTGCATCTACAGCATCTGCTGGAGACCTAAACATTGGTGGCCAAACTATTTCAGCCGGCGGTGAATTTGATATGAACTATACAACTGGTACCGAACTGTGGGCTTTGGATTTTACTCCTAAGGCAGGTCTTAACGCCTTCGGTGTAGATTTCTCAGTAGATACAACATTTGATGTTCTATCTTTGAATGATGCATCTAAAGACGCATTTACTGGTCTTGACTTTGTAGCTGGTTATACACTAGGTGGCGGTCTTCGTACTTACACTGAAGTTAGCACAAACTCAGACCTAGAATTTGGTGATGTGACTATGGGCGCAACATTTAACTTCTAATAAATACGAATAAGGGTTGCTTACTTAATAAGCACGTGAGGAGCCATGGTTAGCTCCTCTTTTTTTATTATAAATAGGGATAGGAGAGGTGTATTATGATTCTTTTTATTTCTGTCGTACTAGGGCTTTTGTGGTCACAAGTTATATCACACTTTGGTGCGTCAATACTATTACATAGACATTATTGCCATAAACAATTTGAGGTACCTAAATGGTTTGAAGCCCTAGGTCTTTCAATGTTAATGGTCGCTTGTATTAGAACACCTATTGGTTGGATTGCTTCTCATAGAATGCATCATAAACATTCTGATAGTGAAAAAGATCCACATTCTTGGAAGCATGTAGGATACTGGAAAGTTTTATTTACGACTTGGAATATAAGAAAAATATCTCCAAAATATTCTCGTGACTTGTTTAAGAACCCTATGTTGGTATTTTGTCACCACCACTGGTTAAAAATTCTTATCATTACAAATATAGTATCATTTATAATAAGCCCATACTTTTGGCTTGCTTTCTGTGCAATACCATTTGTATTTGCAAAAGTAGGATTTGGTTTATTAAATACTGTTGGTCATAATGAAGAAGGTGGTAGTGATGTCGCATGGCTAAATCTTTTTATTGCAGGTGAAGGTTATCATAGACAACATCATCTTAATTGGAAACAAGTCAGATTGCATAAGTGGGATACAGCAGGTTGGATTGCTGAAAAATTATTTGTTAAAGGAAAGTAGATGAAGAAAACTCAATTACCATCCATAATGAAACTAAATGTTAATATAGATTTAGATTTACTTAGAGATAATTGTAACACCCTTGCTGAAAAGTTTGTTGATGTAAGAACAGCAAATCCAGGGCTTTGTATGAATCATGAAGACCTTGTAAAAGATGTTTACGATAACTTCGAACAGATCAATCTTACAACACCATCAGAGATACTACCTCACACAACATCTATTAAGGAACGCTTGAGACGCAGAGAAGAACATTTATATAATGTAGCAACCGAGGATTATACTGGTAGTTATATTGAAAAGATAGTTACACAGTGTAAAGCACCAGCATCTCGTATTCGTATTACTAAACTTGCACCAGGTAAAACTATTCCATTCCATGTGGACTATGATGTATCCTATGCGGTACGTTGTATTGTACCCATCTATGGTGATAATAACACTGTTAATCTGTTTAGACGAGACAATAAGGTTGAGGCATATAACCTTAAGTGTGGAACTGCCTATTTTTTAAACATCGGCTATCCCCATGCAGTAGTTAACATGAGCGACAAACCACGAATTGCTTTAATGTTTAGTTTGGATGGTACAGATGACTTGTGATAGTAAACAGTATTATAACAAGTCACACCTTTGGCCTATTGCACGTGAAGTACAAATAAAGGGTCACAAGATATTCTACGATCAAGAGTTTACTGAACAATCTTACATTGATTATATGAAAGGCTTTGGAGAACTTGAACGACATGAGTTGTTTATGAATTCAAAGGAAGTGCCAGAACTATTTTATGTTACTGATAAACGAGATGAGTCTGGACAGAAAATTGGTATGTTCGGTGGTGGCGAATTAGGCTGGCACTCTAATGGTAATAGCAGGCACAAAATAGATAAGATATTAATCAGCCTTTATTGTGTAGAAGGTGATCCTAATACTACATTATCTATATGTAATACCTCAGATCCTTTCTATGACTTGTCTGAAGAGGATCAGGAATACTTTAAGAATATAGTGATTAGGCTTAAATTTAAAAATAATACAATGTATGAGTTAGATGATAACGATCCAGAACTTGAGTTTATGAGTAAGAACAAAGGTTCTATTCGACCGCTAGTCGGTAGACATCCTCATACAGATAAGTATTATTTTTATTTTCCCTACCATTTTATTTGTAGAGCATGGCATGGGAAAACTCGCATAGATCATAATGAGCTTATTGAAAGATTAAAACCCATTATCTTTCAGAGCAAATATCAGACACATCATATCTTCCAAAAAGGTGATATGCTTCTAATGGATCAATTGACTTCTCTGCACAGACGAACACCTGTGATGGGAGACCGTATGTTATGGAGAGCTGCAGGTGACTATTCGAAAATCTGAATTAAGAAACTTTCCATATGTAAATGTACCTAGGTTTAAGTCTGTAGAAATATTACTGTTGGCTCAGACAGCGGCAGATACATATTTTAGCAGAGGTTCTGGGCAAGCAACAAAAGAACTAGATCACGTTGAGGCTACACATAGGCATTGGGTAAGCTCTATGATTGATCTATCAGATTTTCCATATTGTTATTATACTCACGGTGTTACTGATGCCATACATCATTGGGAAATGACAGATAAAAGACCATGGCAGAAATTATGTTATGGCGAATATGAATATAGAGATATAATAGGTTCTAAAGGATCCGTTACTTGTGATGTGCCAGGGCAGTACATGGATAAAGAAACTCACAGAGCTGCACTACCTGGTGTAGTTGATCCTAATAAGCCTTTATATATCTCAACACCTTCTGCGGCAGATGGTAATATATTTAACGCTCCTGTTGATAGTTGGAAAAACTCACCACCAGTTATATTAGATTGTACTTATGTATCATCCACTGCTATTAAAACAATAGAAGTACCTAAGACAACTGAGCAAGTGTTCTTTTCTTTCTCTAAAGGTTTTGGTCTTATTGGTAGTAGATTAGGATTAGTCTATACTAAAGAACCACACCCTACTCTACATAGATTAAAAGAATATGAGAACTGGAATTATAGTGGTGTAAGAACGATGCAGCTTTTAATGAATAACTTTGCTGTAGATTCCATGCATACAAAATATAAAGATAAGCAACTTGCCATTTGTAAAGAATACGATTTTACACCTTCTGATTGCTTTTACCTTGCAACTACACATGATAGATACTATACAAGACGCAGACGAATGCGTTGGAATGATTCTGCTAGAATATGCTTAACACCTTTATTTGAGGATTACTTATGACTAAACAATTGATGGATTATACACAGGTAGAGCTTGAGCAATTAACTCAAAAGATTTTAGAGAATGGTCATGCGGTTTTACATGATCAAGATTTAACAAGACAACAACTTGTAGAAACTTGTAGTCGTTTTGGAGAAATTGAAGAATTGGATTATTTTATGAATCCAAAGGATAGCCCTCAGATAAGTATTGTGTCAGGTAAGGTTGTCGATGGTAAAGCATTAGGCATGTTTGGACCTACTGAGCTTGAATGGCATGCCAATGGTACTGGTAGATATAACTTTGATGAAATTTGTGTAGGATTATATTGCGTAGAAGAATGTATTGATACAGTACTGTCGTTGGTAGATCAGTGTAGAGCGTTTGAAGAACTACCAGAGAAAGAAAAAGAGTATTATCGAGCTATTGATATTCATCTTGATAATTCTGGACCACGTGCCAGAATATGGAGAAATGATGGAGAGTATTCAAAAGCATATAAAAACCAAGGTGAACAAAATTTTAGAATTGGTCAAGAACACTACAAAGAAAAGTTGGATCGTAGACCTTTAGTTGCAAAGCATCCAGTGTCTGGTCGTGAATACTTTTATCCTATGTTTATTTACTTAACAAAAGCATGGCATAATGGTGTAGAGATAGAGGACTTTGAACACTTCTATGAAATTTTAAATAGTAAAATTACCAGATCAAAATATATGAGCCACCATGTGTTTAGAAAAGGCGATCTACTCTTTATGGATCAGCTCACTACAAGTCATAGAAGGTCTGCTGTTAAGAATAAAGACAGACAACTATGGAGAACAGCATTTGATTATAAGAAAACATCAAAGCAGATACCATGGCCAGAGATTAAAACAAAAATAGAGAATGGTCAGAAAGTGCCTCTGAAGGAAGATTATGAATTTAGTGATATGGCTTATCTTGATTCACCAGAAGCATATGAGCTATTTGAAACTCAAGCAAATATTATTATAGAAAAACAGTGTAAAGGTATTGTTGATGTTGGCTGTAGACATGGACCAGTATTAGATATATTACACTCAAAGGGTTATACTGATTTTGAGTATATGGGATTTGATACTTCTAAAGAGCCTATTGATATAGCAACAGAAAAGTGGAAAGATCATAGTAATATAGAATTTAGATGTGAGAGTTGGAATGATCCAGACTGTTTCTTTGTTGACTTTGATGTAGATCAAGTGATATGGAGCGGTGTATTACTATACAGACCAGATGATCACTTTGAGTTCTTTGATAAGATTACAAATAAATTATACTCAAGCCCTAATGCTATCATACAAGAACCTATGCCATGGCAAAGACACTGGAAAGCTGGTCTTATTCTAAACACTATTGCAGATAGTATGGAAGAATATAAAGATGCATATAAAGAATTTAAAGAATATAAACTCGACCTTGATATATTTGCTGGTCGCAGATTAGTTGCGGATGTTACATTATGATATTAGCACTCAGTACCTCACAAGCATCTAACAGTCTCAACTACAGAGGGCTAAAACTACTCAGCTGTGATTTTGATAGAATAGATTGCTTGGCTGACTATGATATACCTGTAGTAAATGTTAATGGTATGGACGCAGATATACCTAAAGATGTTGCTGCTTTATTTCTTATGATGCATCAGTTTGATAAGTTTGTGTTTGCAATACCAGAGTTTACTGGAATGATGAGTTCAAGTACAAAGAACCTATTAGACTGGGCTGTTGTAATATCAAATATGAATTTAGATCATGGTAAAGGATACCCTTGGACTGATAAACACGTCATACTTCTCACCTTTACTCCGAGTGGAAAAGAAGGTGGTGGCAGACATATGGAACAGACTAAAGATATATTTAAAAAACTTGGTGCAAATGTTGTATATACAGATGTATCTACATATGGTTGGCAGCATGTTATACCAGATAACCAAGAACACTTTACTGAGATGTCTGATAAGATAAACAACTATCTACTATATAAAGCAGATAATAAAGAGTATTTTAAAAACAAATATAATGATTGGAATGAAAAATGGGATTAGAAACTAAAGGTTTGTACATACTTAAAGATGATGATTATGTACCTTATAATTTACCAATGGGTAAAGTGATTTTATGTGGTGTGCCTGGAGCATTTACACCAGGCTGCACTAAAAGACATCTGCCAGGATTTGCAAAGAATTTAGACAAGTTAGATGCTAAGGTTGTGTTTGTTGCGGTTAATGATCCGAGTGTCATGCATGCATGGAATGTATTATATGGTCATCCTCACATTGATGCAGTGGCAGATCCATTAGCTGTATTCAGTAAATATATGGGTAAGGATGTTGACTTTGGTGATTATATGGGTATTAGATGTAAACGATATGCTATGCTTATAGAGGATGGTGTATTTGTAAAAGAATATGCAGATCCGTTTATTGAAGGTGTATTATGATACCAGGCATTGCAGAGTATGTAGATGTTGATCCTCAGCATGAATTATTACTTGACCTGTATGAAAAAGTAAAAGGTGTAAGGGCTGGGGAGGACTTTAATGTTTTTGGTAAGACACCATTTGAGAGTTATTCGTTAGAATATAATATGACTGGTAAGGATACTGGTTATGAAGAAATATATGACCCTATCTTATCTCAGCACAGAATGGTACATCCACATTATCAGTTTAGATCAACTGGATTTAATACTGCTGATAGTACAGAGAAAGATGTATTCCCTCATACCGACATAGATCAGAATAGAGAACACAGTCAAGGGTACAATATCATATATCCTGTACTTGGAGCAAGTCGTTTAGATTATTATGAAACACTAGAAGAC